TTTCTAATTAAGCAGGAAGCGCGTAAGTAGAAGTGCTAGAGTCAGCAACCAAAGCGAAAGGACCGTTAAAGTCGCCTTCGATAGTTACAGCAATAGTAGCCTGCAGGCTGTCAGACAAAGAAGGAGAGATCTCGAAAGATGCTACAGTGCCGAAGAAGTAGAAATCAGCAAATTTGTCAGCGTTGTCAGCTAGCAAAACGCCATTAGCGTCAGTAGTGATGTCAGCATCAGCGATGCGAACGCGGAAGCAAAGACGAGTGGCGCTTTTGCGCAGTACGTCAAGCCCAGCGTGATCAGCAGGAACGTAGTTCAGAGTGAACTCCAAAGTAGGAGCGTCAGACTGACCTGCAACCTGTGAAGAAGCAGCTTGGCCGTAAACAGGAACGTTTACGATGTTAGCAGGAGTACCCAGTGATGGGAACTCACGAATGTTACCAACGTGCTTAACTGCAGACTCTTTAGTCTCGTCAGTAGCAGTCTCAGTACCAAGGATGGTAGAAGAGTTGCTTACGAAGAGAGCGTGCAAGTCAGCGGCAGTGCTGTTAGCGTTGTTTGCGGTGTTAGCCACGTAGTCCAAAGTAGTGAACTTTGACGCACCGATAGAAGTGATATGTGCCATTGTTAGTTAACCTCAATAGTTAATTTAGTTAAAGTAGTTAAAGTCTACAGTATAATCGCCTCGGTACAACTCAGGGTTATCTCGATCGATTCCCAAGACAGATAGCGAACTCTCTTGAGTCTGAGTACCTGTACCTAGGTGTTTATTCTGTAGAAGTGTATCTAGTACATCTGCAATTTCCATTAGACGTTTGGAGCCTTGGTTTGCTTGAATGTAGACTTGAATTATGATTTGACCTGTAATTCCGAATCTGCTATAATCGCTATTACCACTCAAAGGTAGTATCTCTATTTTAACAAATTCTTCTTTACTTGCCGGAACCATATAGTTAGCAGGGAATGCACTAATGCCTGTATTGTTCCACAGTACAGTAGCGAATTGGCTTTCTACATCAGTTAAGATGTCAGTAAATTTAGCCATGTTATCCCTCCGTCACTAGTAGTGTTATTAAGCCCGGTTGATGGGTAAAGTTAATTATGGTATGATTTACATTGTCAATGACAACGGTATCATATAAAGCAGGGTTAGTGAGTTCCTTCTCTTTTACATAGACCTCTTTCCGAGGCGCTAGTATCTCCTCTGCGTCTGGCTTCTGCTCTACAGACATAACTATAGCATCTATAGTCGTTTCTGTAGTAGTGGCTGATGCCTGTCCAGTTGCAAAGTCGTAAGACCCCCCAGTCTTAGCTTGTAGCGTGATTTCTTCCGCTATGTCGCCGACTGCTGTAAATGCTTTATCTACTGCTTGTTCTATTTTTTTACGTAGAGACATAATTAATACCCCTCCCAGTTCCTTCCTGAACCTTGAATCATTGGTTTGATCAGCTGGCTTACTGCCGCTGGATTCTTAGAGGTCTCTTTGATGTCTTTCAACTCAATAGGACCTACCTTGATCTCTTTGATCTCACCAGTTGAATCCAACAACCCATCATTGTTTGCCAAGTGGTATGCTAACTCGTAGCAAGCCGCTCTCAATTGACGGATGTCGCGTTTCAGGCTGGTATCTGTTTCATCAGTAGTCACAAATGTGTACGTTGATGTAAAGGATGCCGTTACACCACGAGAGGAGTCTCTATAAGACCCCTGCCGAGGAAAGGCCAAAGTTTGGTCTGCATCAACTGCAGAACCGTGCCATCTCTTTTGATCTAACATCCGAGTAGCAGTAACTAAGGCCTGTTCTTTCATTTCGTCGCCCATTACAATCCAAGCCGCCGCGTCCATTCTATCTTCGAAGTAACTGTCTGCTTCACTAGTTGTAACATATGAATTAACACCTTTTATAAGTGCCATGCAATTACTCCTTTAAGTTAGATTAAGCGTGGAAGATTGGCAGGATGCCGAGGTTAAGAAGGTCAGACTTGCGCTCCCAAGCAGGAGTTGTCGCAGAGCCAGCGTATGTAGCGTTAGTAGCAAAAGCAGTCTGAGTACCAGTAAAGCTGTAACCACGAGCGTGCATAACATAGCCCCAACGGTACCAAGCGGTAGTTCGGCCAGAACCAGAACCTACACCTTCGTTACGATCGATAGCAACAGGGTTAGGAACAGCAGTGCTGTGCATGAACAGAGAGCCGGGGAGCATCATGTAAGATACTTTAGCGGTAGTAATAGCAGTAGTACCAGACAGTGCAGCGTGAGTTACAGAACCCAGAGACTGGCCAAAGTTACGTGAAACAATTACACGAATAACGCCGCCAAGCAGAGTTTCGAAGCTGATGTTTCCGTCAGTTACTCGCTCGTCGTCAACCAAGTTGGCAACTTTAATGTCGAGGTATACTTCAGGGGAAACAACCATGTATACGAAATCAGGAGTGTAGTCGCTCCATGCACCCATAGCGCGGATGATGTGCTCAACACGCTGACCGGGAGCAGAAGCACTCAGGTCAACCAGCTTCTCCAGAGAAGAACCAGTGCCGATAGTATCGCTAGAAGCCGCAACGTAACCGAAAGACTTAGTACCGTCGGCGTCTACGCTGTTACCAGCAAAACGATCGCTGTACTTAGTACCGGTGATGTCGTTAGCAGTCTTAAGCTCGGTGTTCATTACACCTTGCAGACAAGCGCGTAGCGCCTGATCTTCGTCTTCCGCACGAGTCTCAGCGAAATCACGAGCGATTTTAGCCATGCCGTCTTCACCAGAGATAACGCTCTGTACGAGGTACTCATTAGCGCCGTGAGTACGGACAGTCTTGATGTAAGTCTGTACTTCAGTGCTGATGTTAGTAGTGCCACCGTAGTTCTCATCTTGAGAAGCAACGTTAACAACGGTAGAGCTAGAGCCAGAAACGTCAGCAGAAGCGTTAGTGCCGCCTACAGCGTAAGCGCCCAAAGGTTTGTAAAAACGAACCTGACCGATGAAGTCTTCGCCGTTAGCATTGATGTTAGCGTCCATACCTACTAGATCAGTAGATACAATTTTCTTTGCACGAGTGTACATTTCATCAGAGTAAGCAGAGATTGCTTTATTAAGTGTGCCGAATGCACTTGAAGAAATAGCCATTGTGAATTTCCTTAATAGTTAAGTTAGTTGTGTTAAATAAGTTAAGTTAGATCTGTCGTCCGTATGAATCATCAAAGTGACCTGCAGCAGCAGCTGCCATAATCTCTTCGGTAGTCATTTCAGTGATAGATTTAGTTGAATCAAAACCTCCAGTAGCAACTGACTGAGCTTGCTGTCCAGTTCCAGAGGATTGCTTAGGTTTAAATAAAAACTCTTTGTCGTCATCCTTTCGGAAGCTATCGATGAAGTCCTTAATTGAAGAACCAGTTCTGTGAACCCACTGACCTTGTTCGTTTTGAATTAGCTGGTCTACTACATCACGATAAGCGAAATCAGCCGCTGTATCATTTCTGAAGTCCAAGCCTTTCAATGCGTCACGTACAGCGTTATCACGAGTTAACTGAGTGATTTGCTTTTCGCGAGCGTCCAGCTTTGCAGTCATTTCCGCTATTTTAAGATCTGCGGCTTCTTTGTGCTTGCCTTCTGCTTCGAGACCCTTAATTGCTTGTGCTTTCTTTTCTTCCTCGAAAGCTACAGCTTTAGCTACTGCTTCGTCTCGTTGACTATAGGCGCTGTTCAGCTTTTCCTTGATCCCACCAAGTTCTTCTTCTACACGAGCTTGAATGATCTTGTTGAGTTCAGCTGAATCCATTGCTGGTGCTTGCTGTTCTTCTTTAATTTCTTCTAAGTTAGTTTCGTTTTCGTTTGACATTGTATATTCTCCTAGGCCACGGGCCTTTAAATTTATTTGCGTGAGTTGGTCACAGACCTTTCACAAGAGTTAGTTAAGTTGGATCTTATGGTCCAATACCATACCAATCCCATCCTTCTGGAATTTCAGCAAGGATGTCGTTGCGTGTTACCCCATTAGCGGGGTTCAAGAGGCCGTCGTCAATTGCTTTCTGAACTAGCCGCTTGTAAGACTCATCGCTGAGTCCGCGTTTCCTCATTTCCTTGAGGGTGTTTAGAAGTGAGTCGCTTTCAATAGCATCACCATAAATTTCTCTTAGTTTAAATTTGGCTTTGATACTGTCTGCTATGTTAGTGTAAAAACCATCGTGAATAGTAGAGGTTAGAATACGATTCTTTCTACCCCACAAATGGAATTGCCTAACAATAGTGGCATCATTCATATGATTGCCGTTTACTCCTAAACCACTACGAGCGCCTATTATAGACTGATTACCGATAAACTTACTATCTGTAATTGTATCTTCGTAGATGTTTGATACCTTTCGCCCAGTTACAGGATCCCTAAATTCAATCCTTTCCTGAACTACAGGTCTATATCGTTGAAACAAAAGCTTCCCATCCATCGTGACCCAAGGGATATCAACCTGCTTGGATTCCGTGATGTAAACTTTCGCAACGTCTTTCCAGAATGCTACGAATTTTTCCGTTACTGGTGCGATGTCTTTTAGGTGCCCCGACATAATTTCAGCAACTTGCTTAAATTGTTGAGGCCCTATAAGTCCACCTTTAACGTTGGTCAACTTCCTAACAAATTCCTCTGAATCGGGATGCATATCCTGTGCCATGGCAAGGAGTCTGTTTCCGACTGGAGCGTTATTGTTAATAGAATAGTTTATTTCTCTCTTCAATTCTTTAAGAGATAACACAGTGGCTTGAAGGTCATCGGCATCAGCTTTCTTAATTGAAAGGTCTAATGATTTATTAAAGTCCCTCAAATCATTTGAAGAGATAACTGTGTAGTTTTGTTTAGCAAGTGCTTTTGCTAATTTCATTTCAATAGCACCTGCCTGTGTAGCTTGTCCAGCACCGTAGAATGCAACCATCGACTGCCCTTTGGCACCTTTTGCAAGGTCACCAAAACTAATGTCGTTTCCGATAGGATTAATTTTCCTGAAAGCGGGGTCTGACATTGTGCGTTCTGCAACCAAATCGTACAGGCGATTCTTTCGGTTTGTAGCCACTACATTTGATGCTTCTGCTAATGCTCTGTCTCTTGTCGTTAAGGCAATCAACTGTGCACCAGATGCAGATGCATCATTTTCGTTTCCTAGTTTGGTTTTGTAGGTTTTTAACTTTGCTATATTAGTAAAGTCTCCTTCTACGTGATTGTAAATACGAGTGTATTCTAATGCAAACCTTGCTAGCTTAGGTATCTCTTCTGCTTCAGTAGCAACAACTAGGGGGTGTTCTAAAAACTCCCTAATCCTCCGATCTCGTTGAGTAGTGGATAGCAACATCTCTCCGATTTCTCTGAAGGCTTTTTCGTTGGCGTTAAAAGAAGCGATACGCCCGTTATTCGTTAGGACGCTAAAT